AAAAGGGTCACGAATACTTGATCGAACAAGTTCAGCACACTGGTACCGATACGGTTACCAAGAACGCGACCAAGCAAGTCAGATTGTCCTACAACCACCCAGTCAAGGAATTGGTGTGGTGCGTTGCCGAAGGTGATTCCGAAGGTGCGACAACCATGTGGAACTTGGGTTCCGAAGATGACAAGACGGATATTGATATGGCTGTTGTTCCAGCTTACGATGCGAACACGTTTACCGCTGCTAACAGTCTTGGTTGCCCATGCTATGATGCCGGGGGATCCAAGACTGGTGCCCCATTGGCCTTCGCTGAAGAAATCATGGGTAACTTGGACACCTTCAAATTGGTTCTCAACGGCCAAGACAGATTCAAGGAACAATCCGGTAAGTACTTTAACCAAGTGCAACCATTCCAACACCACTCTGGTAACCCATACGCGGGCGTTTACTCGTACTCGTTTGCGCTTAAGCCAGAAGAGCATCAACCAACTGGTACTTGCAACTTCTCCAGAATTGACAACGCGCAAGTCGCCGTCAAATGTAACGATGTCGGTGGTGCGACCTCCAAGAACCTCGACATGTTCGCGGTCAACTACAACGTTCTCCGTGTCCAATCCGGCATGGGTGGCCTCGCCTTCTCCAACTAAGCATTTCTTAGTTTATTAAGTTTAGTAAAAAATAAAATTTAAAAAATAAATAAAATTTAGATTTTAAAATTTAGATCAAATTTTAAAGTGTGACCTTAAAGTATTTTTGTATTTTTTCGAGTACGTACCAATTCGGTTCGATTTTTTCTGATTCGATTTTATTTATGGTATCTAACGTTTCGCCTATTCTGTGCGCGAGTTCAACTTGTGTATGATTTCTTTTTATACGTAGCATTTGAATCCGTTTACCAAGTGTATTATCCATGATGTAATATATTAGAGTTTAACACTTAAAACTCGACGCAATTTTTGCATGATTTTATGATCTGGTATTGCTTTACCCGATTCGTACGATGAAATTATATCAGACGATACGTTTATAAGCCCAGCGAGATCTTTTTGTGTATATTGTTTTGAAACGCGTGCCCTTTGTATTGTTAACCCCGTTTCCTTACCGACCTTTTTATGGGTTCCTAATTCAGTTTCTTCGAGTTTTTGTTCGGGTGATTTACCGGAATATTGACTCCGTTTAGGTAATTTGATTTCTTGTCCCATGAACTTGACGTATTTTTCCTTTTCTTTTTCTTTAGTAACACTTTTACCGTGTATGGTAACTTCATCCCAGTCTTGGTGGAACATGTTTTATAGTATAACTACTTAAAATTTTAAGTTCATATTGTGTTAATGAAAGGTGTTTATATATTTTTAATAGTTTTTGGAACTATTTGTGCTACGTGTGCATTTTTTGAACATGTTGTTAAATGTTATTATAAGTGTTTTCCATACAAACGAGAACAAATAATCGAAGTATAAAGTTTAAACCTATGTATACTATAAATGATAGAAGCATACACAGATGGTAGCTGTTTAGGTAACCCGGGCCCTGGTGGTTGGGCGTATCTCATAATTGGAACACTGTCGACTGTCGTTCATAAAATAGAAGATAGTGGAGGTAAATATATTACAACCAATAATGTTATGGAAATGACTGCGATTATAAAAGTTTTAGAAAAGTGTTTGGAACTTGGAATTACATCCGTTCGTATTTTTACAGATAGTAATTATGTACGCATGGGTTTAACAGAATGGTCTAAGAATTGGGAACGTAATGGTTGGAAAACAGTAAAAGGTGACGATGTAAAGAATAAAGATGAATGGATTCGAATGATAGAATTGATGCGTAAATTTGAAATCGTCGATGTTAAATGGGTCAAAGCACACAATGGAAACGTAAACAATGAACGCGTAGATACTTTAGCTAGGGAATACGCATACTTATTTTCTAAGAAATAGTAATGGGAGTTACTATACCAGAACAACATCATTGGTGTCCAAAACAGGAAAAACTCCTCATAGGCTGGGCCGAAAAGGCCGCAGGCTACAGGTGGTTACACAACTATTCGCGTATGTTTTATAAAAAACAAAACGATTGGTTATCGTACCCGTGTATAATCATATCGAGTATAACAGGCGTTGGTGGTTTTGCGGTTTTGAGTCCAAACGATGAAAGCATGTCTGACGCAAAAAAACAACAAATAATAGCAGTTCAATACTTTTTTGCGTTTCTAAACGTACTCGCGGGTATACTTACATCTGTTTCCAAGTTTAATAATAGTTCAAAAATGATGGAAACACACTCGGCGATGTGTATTCAATGGTCCAAATTTTATAGAAATATCGAGATGGAATTATCACTCGAAACTGAACACAGAGGTGACGTGAACGAATTCGTGACGAAGTGTCGACAGGAATACGATCGCCTTTTAGACGATTCTCCGGATATTCCACCAAATGCTATAGACGCATTTAATATGGCGTTTCCGGATAAAGAAAATAAACCCGACGTGTGTAACGGTTTAAACGTAATAGGAACAAACCTTGGTGGTGGTACGGATAGTGAATATAATAAACGTAAAATTGTTAAATGGTTAGCTAAATCGAGACCAAATACACCTGATTTGGAAATGGCTAGGAAAATGAGTATGGACGTGTCACAATGTGATTTACAATCACACCCAATTAGATAGAAACTTACATAAAGGTAAGAAGTACTAGAATAGTATAAATGATTGAATACAAAGAGTATGTTTTACGGTTAGTAAAAGTTGTTTTTGGCTTAAAGTTTATGGTCGTTGTATAGATACGATCCTATAGCTCAATTGGTTAGAGCGCGGTGCTTATACATTACTAGGTATACCTAAGTGACTTTATCGTCACGTACGCAACGCCGAGGTCGCGGGTTCGACCCCCGCTAGGATCATTATTTTTACACTAAAAAAAATGTTTACATATTTTAAATGAGTAAAATATCAAAATCTGTTTTATTACCAGGGACAGCGGCTAGAAAAATTAAAATTGATAAAAAAGATATTATAGGTATAAAAAAGAAAGTAACAAAAAAGACGGTAAAAAAAGTAACAAAAAAGACAGTAAAAAAAGTAAAAAAATAAATAAGTAAATGTATATTAATTTCTAACGTGTTAAAGATTTAGCGCGTTAAAAATTAAATGATTAGAGTTTTTTCAGTTCAACCATCACCCGAAAATAAACGACACCAAATCCGTAAGAATGTTTTCGAAAGTACGTATTCGAAAAAAATAAACATAACGTTCGAAACGATCGAGAATCCACGTCTTCAGTATAGGTTCGCCGAAGCTATAGACGAAGCAAAGGAAATATGTGCTGACGCATCATCAGACGAGTGTTTTAACGCATGGGACGAAGTCGACGAACTCGAAGATTCGATGATGCGCGTGGGTTTAAATCTATTCCCAGACTATGGTATGAGATACGGGTCACTGTTACGAAAAAATTTTAAACTCCGTTTCAATGTTCGTAACGTCGAAGACCATCACGTTATACCGGTTCAGTTTAGACACCACCCGTTATTTGATCGCGTAAAATATGATTTACAAGCGGGTGATAATATAATCATGATGCCACGTGAAATCGGTAACCTTCGTGAAAATAGGGTAACGCATACCGGACCACATCCCAAATACAATAAGTTTGTAGGAACCGTTCTCGATTCAATGGTACACATGGAAAATCCCGAACCGGAGTTTAAACAGTTCGTTGATTTTTTAAAGATCGGGTGTCGGTTTCGTCCACAAGATATACCATGGTAGGTAAGATTAGCTTAAAGAATATACACATCATATATACGGGAAGCTACTGTCATATAGTGGTTAGTATCTTGGACTTTGAATCCAATCACCTAGGTTCAAATCCTAGCAGTAGCTGGTAAAGATGCCGTGGCCGAGTGGTCTAAGGCGCCAGATTAAGGCTCTGGTCCGAAAGGGCGCAGGTTCAAATCCTGTCGGCATCACCCGTGCGATAGCTCAGTTGGTAGAGCATTGGATTGTAATTTTATTAAATTATTATAACTATTCGTTTAGTTGCTAAACTCCAATTGTCCCGAGTTCGATCCTTGGTTGCGCGACCCACCCATTACTTTCTCTCGTAACTCAGTTGGTTAGAGTGTGCGACTGTTAATCGCGAAGTCACCGGTTCAAATCCGGTCGAGGGAGTTTTATACAAAACGAGCAAAGGATCGCAGGTTCGAACCCTGTCGCGAGCATTTTATGTAACGAGCTCGTGTGGCCAAGTGGTAAGGCATTTGCTTTGTATTTCATTTTTCTTAACAAATTTTTTACGTTTGTTAAGAACAATAATTTTGTGGTATAACTATAACAGGACACGGAGATGGTTTTTCTTTCGAACTATCTCGTATTCAAAATAGTCTTAGCAGCGTTAGGGCGAACGGATTACCCAGTCGCGGGTGATCTCGAACTCAAATACGATAACGCGAATAAAGTTTATTTAAGCGGTGGGTCTTCAGATTATATCGATAATATAACATTTTGGACAACGATTGGTGGAGAAACGAACAGTTACGATATTGTTGAAAGTTTAAATTTAGATATATCCAACGAAAAGATTTTGTTAGCGGATGATCGTGATACAAATACACAACTTGGTTATGGATGTGATATAGACGGTGATTATATGATAGGAGGTGCCCCCCAAGACGATGAAGGTGGTTCGGGTTCGGGCGCGGCGTATATATTTAAGAAAATGGGTAAATCGTGGGTACAAACCGCTAAACTTGTAGCGAGTGACGCCGCCTCAAATGATCAAGCCGCAGAATTTTGTGAGATTTCCGGTGACTATGCGATTTTTGGAGTTTATAAGAGAAGTACTAACACGGGTGCGGCGTATATATTTAAACGCGATACGGATGCCGAGACGTGGTCACAACAAGCTAAACTTACGGCGAGTGATGCGGCATCGAATGATTATTTCGGGTGGGGCGTAAGTATAGACGGTGATTACGCGATCGTTGGGGCATTTGGTGAAGATTCGGGTGCTGATCAAGTAGGTGCGGCGTATATATTTAAACGTTCAGGAACGAGTTGGTCTCAAGAGGCTAAGATCCAAGCGTCTAATAATAGTACACAAGGTGACTATTTCGGGTACGACGTAACTATAAGTGGTGATTATGCGGCGGCAGGTGCCATATACGAAGATACGAATGCGTCAGACTCGGGTTCCGTGTACATATTTAAAAGAAATGGAACGAGTTGGACTCAGATACAAAGATTACAATCGAGTGATATAGCCCAAAGCGATAATTTCGGATGTGCCGTTGCAATGGATGGTGATTATTTAACTGTTAGTTCTCCGTACGATAATTCGAATCATGGTGCGGTATACATGTTTAAGAAGTTTAACATAAACACAGTTGGTCATGAATTTTACGATGTTGATGGTTACTACGGTGGGGACGACGATACCAAATTCGCATCGAAATGGATTTGTCAAAGTG